GGCTTATTGTTGAGGGACTTCTTCCTAATAACCTTGCTATTTCCCGATAACTTTTTCCTTCCGTTGATAAAGTCAAGGGGTTTGTGCGAAAAAATACGAAAAACTGCAACTTTCGTTAAAACTGCACAAAGGAAATGATTTTTACTTGTGCAGTTTTATGCGCTCATAAGGCTGTTGATGCAGGCCTCGTATAATTCAGCAGACGAATAATAGTTAAACATTTCTCTTGGGTAATCGTTGATCCACTTTTCAAGTTTGCGTATTTCGGCGGGTGTTGTGTTGGTAAAGTCATAGCCTTTGGGGTAATGGCGGCGTACCATTCTGTTTTGGTTTTCGTTTGATCCACGCTCGTAAGCACTGTATGGGTGGCAAAAATAAACCTTGGTGCGTTTATGGTTTTTATGTATTGAGCTTTGCTCTATGCCCTCATAGTCGGAAAACTCCGATCCGTTATCAACGGTTATGGTCTGGAACACCTGGGCAAACAGTTCCGAGCCGAGTTGCTTTTCAAGGGCGTTAAGGGCTTTTATTACGCTGGCGGCGGTTTTGTCATTCATAAGGCGTATGATCTCATTACGGGTTTTGCGCTCCGTAAGCACAAGCAGCGTTTTCCGGGTACCCTTTTTGCCCTCCACGCAGTCCATTTCCCAATGCCCAAAAGTTAAGCGTGTTGCAATTTCCTCCGGGCGTTTTTCTATGCTTTCACCTCTTGGCGGGCGTTTTGCACGCTGCACCCTGTCATATTTGTGCTCGGTTTTGTTTTTCTTGATCGGCAGGTTTTTATTGGTGAGGGTAAGGAAAACACCGCTTTCAATATACCGGTAAAAGGTTGTTTTTGAAATCGAGGTTTGAAACTGTAAGCCTTTGCGTTTTATCTCACCGAGAATGGCGCCGGGTGCATACTTCTCAACACATACCTTGTACTCAAGATAATTGGCATATTCAACATCATTGCCGATTTTAAGATCCCCGCCTTTTGCCCTTAAATTGTCCTGCTTTTTCTGCTCGGATATTTCGGGGCTGTATCGTATTTCAGTGGTCCAGTCGGAATTGAGATGCTCATACTGCCCACGCTTGATCTCACGGTACACAGTGCTGATATGCACGCCCAGCTGCTCGGCAATAACCTTAATGGGTGTATCAACCCGCAGCCAGGCCTCTATTTGTAATCTATCGTTCCAGGTAAGTGTTTTGTAATGCCTCATTTGCGCCGCCTCCGGTATTTATTTTGTCTTTTTGCTTGCGGCTATGTCAGCACGGATAAGGCTTTTAATATAACCGGCTTTGTTTGGTACGCTTTCCAGCTTGTCTATAATGTCCTGCTCGGTAGTAGTAAAGCAAGGGAGCGAATACTGCTTTTTATATTTAGCTGCATATCTCTCTTGCGGTGTGATCTTTTTTTCCGTCATAAGTAAAACCCCTTTGCTTTTGATACTGCTATTATACCATAGTTATATAACTATGTCAAGGTCCTTTTGAAAATTTATGTCGGTTTACTTGAAAAAAGTGCGAAAAAGTGCTATAATATAAATGTGAAAATTTAATATTTTGGAGGTTTGTTTTTATGCAAAGTTGGTTTGCAGGAAAAATAACCCTCCCGTGTTCGTCAACCTGCACAATCGGGGGGGGGGCGTTCCATATTATTTGTGGAAATTCCCCAAAAGCAAGCAGGAAATAAGCAGATCGCCTATAACGATCTCCCAAAATGCGGACCGTGTAAAGCACGGCCGGGAGGGAGGCTGTTATGCGGTTTGTTAAAAAGTTTTTCGGCATAATTCTTTGTATCTGTGCTTTTGGCTTTACTGTGGCAACCGAACAGGTAGAGAGAAATATGCAGCCGTTTTTTATCGTCCTTGTTTGCCTCTGCGTTGTCGGTGCAGTGCTCTTGCTGAAAAAGCCCCGGAGGCTTAAAAAGCGGCCGCCGGAAACGCACACCACAACGGCAGAGGGTGAGCTTGTTACCGTACAGACGGAATACACGCCAAGCGATGTGCCGGACGATGTGGCAATGGAAATGCGGAAATACTACACGCTTATGCAGGCACAGCGTGATGCGGAAATTATGGCCGACAGTTACCGCCTGGCAAGTACAACCCTTAACCTTGAAACATTTTGCTCAAGGTACGATCTGGCAATGCAAAAGGCGCACACCTTGCTGCAAGCGGAACAGGTGGGCGTGCGTGGCATCCAAAAACTTAACTGCCACAATGCCTGCACCGCTGTTATAAATGCCGCAGCCTCCTTAAAGGTGCGTGTGCTGCACGATTATGAAACAGAGGAAATATACAAAGCCGATGCCTTGAAAACAAGCAAGGGAAAGCTAAACCGTTACATAAAAATGCTTATGGAGCTTGAAAAGGCCGAACCCACTTTTATGTTTATGGACGAGTACGAGGCTTTAATTGAAAAGGTAAAGGAGCGTATTGCTCAATTACAGAACGGCGCTCAATCAACCCAAAAATAAAAAAGCACCCAGAGGGCTTTGCAGCTCCCTGGGTGCTTTCTAACTTTCTCACGCGCGTATGCGTATATGTACGCAATTAGGCGGGTAGGCGGTGGTTTTTCTCTCTAAACTCCCTGTTTTGCACTCTATACAGAAAAAATGTTAGAATGTTAGAAAAGGGCAAAAACCGTGTAACCGTGCGGGTTTATCGCAAAACAATCTGTAAAACATTCTCAAAATAAAATGTTAGAATGTTTCTAACAATTCTACACGAAAAACATTTTACTTTGCCGTATTGTTAGATAAAACCGATGGGGTTATTTACTCCCCCCCCGCAGCCTCTGCGGTGTCCTCGGTATCGTCCGAGCCCTCTTTTTCAAAAGCTCTGTTAAATTCGGCAAGCGCCGCCTCAAGCAGCATACGCATCTCAAGGTCAGTAATGGTGATGCCTTTTTCTGCAAGCATTTCCGAGGCCGCCTCAAGCGCTTTGTTGAGCTTTTCCTCGCCGTGCAGGTCCTTGTAAATTTGCTCAACGGCCTGCACAACGGTTTTGGCAACCGCCTGCTTGATCTTGTCATTTACATACTTGGTGTAAAGCCTTTTTGCCACAATGCCGATATACCCGGCAAGGGCGGTAAGAATGGCATACAAAATTGTGGTGCCGTATTCGGAAATAAAAAGTTTGATAAAGTCCATAGTGAGATCCTCCTCTTATTTAAGTAATCTGTTTACCTCGGCTTGTACGGCGGCGTAGTCATAGCCCGCCATCGTGAGCCTCCGTTTGCGTTCCGAGCCATTGCCCCAGCTGCCTTTGATAACCTCACGGGCAACCTCGGTAATGCTTTTTTTGGTAGGCGTACCGGATGCGGCCGCCGTTCCGCTTTTTGTGGTGATAAAGTTTTTATACCCGGCTGCGGTCAGCTTGGCCGCCATAGCATCTGCATTGGCACGCACGCTGTACGCACCAACCTGCACCTTATAGAGCCCATCCACCTGCACAATGTAGGTGTCAAAGCCTTTGCCTTTAAGTTCTGCGGCAAGTTTGTCAGCGTTGGCCTTTACGGCAAAGGCGCCCGTTTGCACACGGTAAAGCACCTTTCCGGTGTCCGGCTGCGTTGGTGTGGTGGTCTGGGCATCAAGCAGCTTTTGCACCTCGGCTCTAAACCAGTCCATTGTTTTGCCAAAGGGCTTGAGCCAGTTGTGCGGATCGCCGTGCCCGCCGCCGTACCCTGCAAGGTAGCTTTCATAATGGCTGCTGATTTTATCAACGCCAAAACCGTACTTTTTGCAGAGGTAAGCGCAAAACTCCTGCGCCTCTTTCATAACGGCGTTGAAATAATCGGGATCGGAAAGCCCATCCTCGCACATTTCAAACTGCACACGGGCGGTGGGGTTGTAGTTGTAACTGCCGTTTTTGCCGGAGCCAACACCCCAGCAGCAGATGTCAAAGGGGAGGGTTTGGTAGGTTTCCACCTTGCCTGCGGCGTTTACGCCGATAAAGGCGTGCACGCATACGCTGCGCCCCATTTCCTTTGCCGAGTGGTTCCAGTCATTGCAATACTGATTTTTGCCGAGGTCGGCAATGATAGCATCGTAATTGGGATCACTCTTTAAGGGCTGCACATACCTTTTAAGGTTTTTGTTGTTGGCACCGGTGGAGTGTACCACAATGCCGGTGGGTTTGCCTCCGGTCATTTTCGTGCCCTTTTTGTAGCAGTCATTTGCGGTTAAAATACATTGCTTGAGTACCATAATAGTAACCTCCTTAAAAATTTCAGCCGGTGAGGGTTGCCCCTCCCGGCTGTTTTGCAATTATTTATGCGCCTGTTGGTTGATGTACTTGTCGAGCTTATCCTTTGCAATCGGCACGGTGTGGTTGGCACCGAGCTGCTGCAAGCCATCCAAGCACGCAGACAAAGCAAACACAATGAGGGTGTCCTCCTCTTTAATGCGTGCGATGTCTTTGTCCTGTTTTTCCTGTTTTAAGTACCAGCGGTACACGGCGAATACAACGCCGAAAATAACGCCCAAAGCACCGATAACGGCGGCAATGGTTATAATGGTATCTGCTGAAACGGTTACGCTGCCCATTTTATCCCTCCTCTACCTGGCGCCATCCTGCGGGGTAAGCGGAGGGGCTCCACACATTGTTATCAATGAGGCTTTCATACACTTTACCCTCAAAGCGTACTTTATCGCCCTTTTTGTAGGCGTTGGTGCTGTCCGGCTGCTCCCATTCGGGAATAACATCGGGATCCGGGATCAATACCTTTGCAAAAAGGCTGGGTGCCGCACCGGGCTCCCAACCTGCCTGCGAGGTATGATCCTGCAACACGGAATAAAGCACGCCGCCGTGCTTAACCTTGGTACCGGCAGTATAGGCAACGCCGGCCGCCCAAGCCGGAAACAAAGTAACCGCCTCCAGGGCGGTTGCATCGTCAAGGCTCTGTGCGCTTTTTTCGATAATGGGGCGCAGTTTTCTTGCCAATTCAATAAGTGTCATTTACTCCACCCCCAACACGATTTTGAGGGCTTGCAGCTCCTCTGTAATGGCGGCAATTTCTGCGGAGGTATCGCCGCCGGTGCCGCCGTTTTCTTTCAGCTTTTCCACGGCAACCTCAAGGGCGGCAATGCGTTCCTCCTGTGTGCCCGGTTTCTTTTCGGGCACGGGCGGCTGCCAAGCGGAGGCGGTTTCATACCACGCATCAAAGTCGGCGGTAATTTCAGCCTCGGTTGCGGTGGTACGCATATAAGCCTCATCGGCCTCATAGCTTTTTGCACCGGTTTCCGGATCTGTTACCTCTGCAATGTTTTTACGCATCCAAAGGTCTGCGGTGTCAGCCGAGGGCAGGCTCATATACTTGATACTGTCCGGGCGTTCTGTGTAATACGCTTTTGTTACCATTTTCGTTTGCTCCTTTCGCAAATTTACTTATTACTTTTCTTGCAGCACGGTGCACCTCTTTAAGGTGTAACGCCCTTGCGATATTCCTTGAGTTTGTGTGCTTGAAATAACCACGGTATGAAACGAGCCGCCGGGCATTTTGCAGGTATATGGGTAAACCGGCCACCATACGCCGCCACGCTCTTAAAAGGGCACGGCGTGCCCGTACAAAGGTGTGGGCTCTTATTGTGGTGCACTCTTTACTTACCACATACCCCATCATATCCGGCGGCTCTTTCGCCGTCTGCTTTATGTTGTGGTTTGGCTTGATATGCAAACCTAACTGCGTAAGCATATACTCCTCAAGGGCTTTGCCTGCGGCTTTCGCATTGTGCTTTGAGGCGGCAAAAATAATAATGTCATCCATAAAAACGAGTATGTGGGTAACAAGGTTTTGCCGCTTGCCTCTGCGTGTCTTATACAGCCTTTCGGTTGCAAAGTGGTACGCATAGCTTATAACATAATTGCAAAGCCATTGGCTCAAAAAGCTGCCTATGGAAAGCCCCTCCTCGTATGTACCGATAAGGGCAAGCACAAACCATATAAGCGTGGGGTTTTTGCGAATATCACGCCCAAGCAGCTTGCGGATGGTGCGGTGTCCTATGCTTTCAAAGCAATGCCGCACATCCATTTTGTCATAATATTTGGTGCCTTTGGGATCTTTGCGGATCCATTTCTCAAGCACCTTTTTACCGTAAACTTGGCCTCGCTCCGGTATGCTTGCACATTGGAACGGGCCAACCTTTGCTTTTAACATAGGCATAAGAGCATACACGGCAACATAGTTCATACATTGCTGCATCGCACTTTCAATGCCAAGCCTGCGGAGCTTTCCGCTGCTTTTATCCACCCGGTCACGATAATGTATAGGCGGTAAGGCAAGATCACGGGCTTTTATACGCTCCGTGATCTCAACCGCAATGCCGTGGGCGCCGCCGTGCCGAGCCATCAACCGCTTAAAACCCGGTCGGTTTCTTTTGCTTGGATCGGTTACGCACAGCGTTACCCACGGCTCTATAACAGAGGGATCTGTTATATCAACATTTTTGCAATAGGTTTTTATAATTTCATCCCTCCTTAAAATCGTATGGTTGAGCTCAAGGGCTTTCGGTTTATCTACTAACCCCCACGGCGGCCATATACCGCCGAGCCGTTTTCACGGTGCCGGTTTAATCTCAATTTTCGGCAGTTAGCCGAGGCAGGCGTTGCCGCCTGGGTGCTTTAACACCAGATGTACTGCGTAATAAATAAATTTTATGATACCATAAGCGCGGGCCGCAATGTTCCAGTTAGCGTTGCCGAGGCCATTGTTCAGATTAGCGCAAGCAAAACCACTGTTGCCGCCATTGTTCAGATTACCGAACGCCTGCCACAACAAGACAAACGGCACGAGGGTCCACAGTACACCCCTTAATGAGGGGCTACCGCCCCTCTTATACGCCGGCCTACGCCGGCGTAAATTCACCCCGGTTGCCACCGGAGCCACACGCGCGGGCCGCAAAGTTCCAGCTAGCGTAGCCGAGGCCAGAGTACAGAGCAGCGCAAGCAAAACCACAGACGCCGCCACCGTCCAGATAACCGAACGCCCGCCATTCACGCCAGCCGGTAGCAGCTGCACCGTCACGGTAAACGCCTGCACGGTAGCCGGTAGTGGAGGAGCCTGCAAAGGTCTGTGCAAGCATATACGCCTCCTGGTTGTTTGCATCCCAGTTGAGCTCCGCTACATATTTCCACCCTGCATCTGTTTCCTTGGCGATAGTGCCAACCGTTACGGGGTTTGTACCGCTGTTGCCCGTTTTAATGTCAGCTGCCTTGCGGTTAAGGTACACGGTGTACTTTTCGGCATCCTCGTAAAGGGTGGTATCACCAGGCACCTCATATGCACCTACCATAACCTCAATGCCCTGGATCTTGCAGGGCTCTTTGCCGGAGGTGTTGTTTGTCGGGCTGCCGTCATTGCCGAGCACCTCGTCTGTGCTGCCGGTCTGCCACGGGTGCGCCACAATGTAGGTGGCGGTTGTGGTGTTAAAGGTTGTTTCGGTGTCGAGGTTTACAGCCTTGTATGCTGTGCCGTCCACCGTTACATCCTCAATGCTCAAAATCTTTGTAATATCGCACACATCGTATGTGGTGGCTTTTGCACGGTCATTTGTGCTGCCGAGTGATACGCAGCTGCCAACCACAAAATAAGCGCCCTGTGCGGCGGTAAGCAGCACACGGGTAACGCCTGTTTCGGCGGCCGCTGCTGTGTATGTGGTTGAATAACTGCGGCAGCCCGTCATTACCTGCGCCGAGCCAAGCGTTGCGTATTTAATCTCAAGCATAAGCTGGATAAAAGCAACATCGCAAAGGCTGGAGCCGCAGTATTGGTTGCCCCATTCACGCCACTTGGCGATCTGCCCGTTAAAGCTGATCGAGGTTGAGCCTGTGGAGCCGCTGCGGTATGTTGCGGGCTGTACGCCGGAAACGCTGGAAAGCAGCCCAGCCGAGTTGTAGCCGGCCGCATACTTGGCGTGTACCACAAAGCCACGCACGGTGTTATCAGCCGCACGCACAGCCTCCGGCAAGGGCTTAAAGCCTGTTGCCTCGGTGGCTCTGTATTCAACCTTTTTGGTGGTGTCGGTCGAGGTACGGCGTACCCAGCCGGTCATCTGCATAACGCCCACAAGGGAGTTTGCAGGTGCGGAGGAAAAGCCGCCATAAATGCCCTTGATAGCAAGGATAACAGGCTCAAGTGTTGTGCTGTCAATAGTGTAATTGACATCAAAGCACGCAAACAGCGGGAGCGTTTTGTAATCGTCCGTGCCCGCCACCGTCTTTGTGGACGGGGTGCAGGTAAGATCCGCATTTGCATCCTGCTTTTCGCCAATAGGCGAGTTGCTGCTTGCATATTTGTAAAACTGTGATGTGTAGGTGCCGCTTACCGATTTTGCCGCCGCCGTAAAAAAGCGGTTGCAAATATTCGTGAGGCTGTCATAGTCTGCATTTGCCTCCACAAACGCCTTGAGGGCGTTTGCAACCCCAAGCTGTGTAATAAGGCTCGGAATAATAAAAAGGTCGTTTGCGCCGTTACCACGCACATCATTGATAGGCAAACGGTAAAGGGCCTGCTGCCCGTTGCCGTTGTCCTGGATGCCGAGCACATAGGCATCCTTGCTTACGCTGCTCGGTACCGGCTTTTGTGTTACCGGAATTGTATTAGCCATTTGTATTTACCTCCTTACGGTCTGTTAAATAGTTCCTCTGTTCGTCACGGAGGATCCTGTTGTGTTCGTCCGTCAGCAGTTGAAAGCCATCGGGCGGTGTAACCACCACATCCTTGCCGCTACGCAGCATAAGGAGGGTGATCGGGTTATTGTCAAGAGGGCGTGCAATTTTCGCTGCAACATTCATACGATCACCCCTCAATCAACAGCACCCAAGTACGCTCATTTGAAAGCACATACACGGATGCGGCGCCGCCGTCCGTACTTGGCACAACAGCCGTACTGCCGGGGCGTGGTCTGTCCTCGGCCTCGGAATTTGCGCCGGTCGGCAGGTTTGCAACATCGGCTGCATTTGAGCATACATACTCTGTATAAATGCCGTGCTTGTCGGTGATGTAGTCCTTGCCCTGTTTAAGCATTGTAATCATTTATAAGGCCCTCCTTTTTATAGAATTGCAAAATAGTAATAGGTCATACCGTTAAGGTTTTGCTGTGAGTATTCGTTATTTGGGCTGTACCAGGTTACTGTATTGCCATCCCAGGTATAATACAGCTGCCCCCAATCACCGCTTACATCGTCCATAATACCGCCTGCACGGCTGCTTGAAATACCCCGCAGGGCAATAAAGCCGCCACGCTGTCCTGTTGATGTGTTGCTGGCCGGCATAACCACAAGTAATTTAGGCGGAGCAGAAAAGGTTAGGCTTTTCTTGTTGTTTGTGCCGTAACCTCCGGTACCGCTGTATGAGCCGGTAACGATTTTACCGAGGCCGCTGTCCGCAGTTGCAAGTGCGGTGGCAAGTGCCGTAAGACTTGTGCAGCCCGTACCGCCGTAAGCAACCGGTAGGGTGCCGCAGCGGGGGTTGTTTGTACCGCTTGAATAAAGTGCACCATACCACGAATATGCACGGAGTGCGCTGTTGCCTTGCCCCAGGATAACTGCACCGTTTGTGGGGCTGCTTAACCCCGTGCCGCCTCTTAATACGGAAAGTGTGCCGGCGTTAATATCCTGGGCATTGTGCGTGTGGCTTTTTGCCGCCGCACCTACCTGCGCCGCCGTGGTGTTGTGGGGGTTGCTGCGGTTATTCAAGTGGTCTATGAGTTTACTGATCGCCAGCTTGATTTTGCCAAACAGCGTGCTTGCCTTTTCACCGCTTACGATATTTGCAAGTGTGGTTGCCTCTGTAAAGGTCGGTACCTGGTCGCTCGGTGCAAGGTTTGGCACATTGCCGAGCCCCACCTGCTGCTTTGTAACGCTGTGCGGGTTGTTCTTGTCAGCGGTGTGCTTGTCAAAGTCCTCTTTGGAGGCATATACAAGCGAGCTGCTGATCGCCGCCGATACATTCTCGGCATCGCCAATAAAGATAAGGGCATCAAACTGCATTTCAAGGATGCGGTTGCCCTTGTCGGGTACATAGTCTGCGGAGCTTTCGTCCTCGTTGCCGAGGGCGTACAAAATCTCTTTTGTGCTGTCATCCGGATCCTTGGCGAAAAAGCCCGCCTCTGTGATATGAAAACCGCTTGTAATGGAGCTGTTGGAAAACTGCGCCGTAAGCGTTACATATTCCGTACCCACCACAATTTTTGAAAGTTCAACGGTAATAATCGGGTTGGCAAGCCCTGTTGCCTCGGCAGGATCCTGTGCGGTACCGTTGCCGAGCTGAATTTTTGTAAAAGTAATGGTTTCACCCGCCAAAGCCCTTAACAAAAGGTTTTTGCCGGATGCGGTAAGTTTAGGTACCATTTGTGTTTACCTCCTCATAAAATACTTTGTTTTCTGCCTCCTCCATAAGCACCTTGCTGTTTTCGTCTGCAAGCAGGTTTATGTTTTCCATATCCCACTCCTCCGTGGTAAGTGTTTGCTTAATCGAGTGGCGAAAAGCCGAGCCGGTGTAGTGCGGTATTTTGATTTTTGATAACAGTATCAAAGGATCAATAAGCACATTTGCGGCAACATACCGGCGCATATCGTCCAATATGTGCAGGTAGTCAACCGATACCGGCAGCGATACCCGGAGGGTGTAGTCATTTATGGTGGGCAGGGGGTTGCTTTCACCGCAGGAGGTTTTGAGCCAATTCACAAGCCAGTTGTAAGTGTAAACAACGCCATAGGTCCAGGCGGTTTTTAGCCGCTGTTTTCGGTCATCCAGCGTGTCTGTGGCAAGCGGTACGATGTTGAGCTCTTTTTCCCAAACCGTAACGCCTGCCTCCGTGGCCGTGTCTATGAATTGGTTATCCATAACGAGGTTTAAGGCATCCCACGCTGCCTCAATTTCCGGCTGCTGTGCACCCGTAATGGCGGCAAATTCCATAACGCTTTGCAGCACCGGAGGGAGGTAATCAATCAGCTTTCTGTCAAGCATTTACCACACCCCCGGATGCAAGCACGGGTATGTTATCCTCACCCAGCGTTATATTTTTGGTGTCATTGTTGAGCTTGGTGCTGCCTATATCGGCAATGTAAGCGGAACACTCCGACAAAATACGGCTTTCAATCTGGGATATACGCACGATCAAGGTGCCGCCCTTTTCCCAAGCCTCGGCCATTTCGTCAAAATACTTACGCACCGTGGCATTTACCGCCGCTTTGGCATCGTTCCAGGTGTAGCCTGTTGCAAAGGTCAAGTGCGTGCTTACCGCAATGGTGGTGGGCGTGATACCCTCAACCTTTACGATATGCCCAATAGGCGCAAGCCCCAAGCCCTCGCCGGCGTTCTGTGTCGGATCAATAGCGGTTTGAACAATATCTATAAGCTCATCGGAGGGGGCAGCATTGTTTGCCGCCATAATAACGAGCTTAACCGTACCGCCAACCGTCAGCTTTTTGTTGATGGCTGCCGTATAAACGCTTGTAAGCCACGCCTTGGCATCTTTGTCCGTTATGGTGTTAATGATACCCTCGTACCAAGTTTTAACCGCTGCGGACGGAATAAGCCCGGAGGGCGGTGTGTCTGCGTTCCAGACGGGATGCACCTTTACAGCTGCCACGCCGTCAATGCCCAGCACCTTTGCCTTGTAGTCGGCCTGGTTGCCGCCAAAGGCCTGGCTCTGTACGGCATCAAGGATCCGCTGTCTAAATACCTCCGTGTCCTCCTCGTCATCGCCGGGGATAAGCAGCTCAACCAGCTTTGCGGTGGTAAGTCCGGCAATGTACTCAATGGGGATAAGATCCCCGGCGCAATCGTTTGCCGCCGAGCCTGCTGTTTCACAGGTTACTTTGTGGCTGAGGCCTGTTTCCGTGTCCTCGCCGGTCATTCGTTCCGTTACAATAAAGTTTAATTCCTCGCAGGAAAAACGGGAGCCGACAGGCACCTCAATGTTAAACTCCGCACGGAACACCGCAGCACTTGCCGCTTTGGGCGAAAGTCCACGATCCTTTGCCCGTTCTATGAGGTAATCACGGGGGGCGGTGGCAATGTAGGTTGCCGTAAAAACAAAGTCAAGGCCAATGTAAAGCTGTGCAAGCTCTGCCATAGACGGAGCCACACCGTTATACACCATAGAGCCCTCCCTTTTGTCAAAGGTTGAGCTTACCCTTGCCATTGCATTTGCAAGTAAATTTTCGTAGGTTTGATCCTCAAAAAGGCTCATACATCCACCTCCTTTTTGGTTTCTATATCGCCGTAAATTGAGTGCACCGTAAAGGTTACAATAAGTGCCTTTTTGGTGCTTTCAAATTCCCAGCCGTCCACGCTGTTTATGCGGTCATCCTGGGTTAGTGCCTCGGTAATACGGCGTTTTACCTCTGACATTACAAAATCTTTTGGCTGGCCTATAAGGTCAACCAGCTCCACGCCGTAGTTGTAGGAGTAAATGGGGTATTGGTAACGCTCTACCGAAAGAATTAAATACACCGCTTGCAGCAGCGCATCGGCATCCTCGGTAATGCCTTTAACCCGCCCCCGGCTTATATCCAGCTTGTAGGTATGGCTGGGTTGCTGTTCCATTGCAAACTCAATGAGATCAAGATCATCACCGGTCTGCGGTAAGTATGAATTATCAGCCATTTGGTGCCTCCAATCTGTCTAACACTATAAACTTTTGCCCGCCATCGCACCGGAGCATCAACACCTTTTCACCGGTTTTAAGCCCCAGGTGCACGGTAAACTTTTTGCGCCCCGTGTAGCTGTGGCTGTGTCCGATATTTACACCTCCGGCGTTTTCTGTGTTGCCGGAGTAACTTTCGTTTCCGGAGGTTGCGCCGGAGTATGCGTGCTTATGCGTTAGGCTTACGCTGCCCAAAGCGGTGCCGGTGGCGTGATCCACGGTTTCATACACCGTATAATCACGCACGGCATTTGTAAGGAGCAGCTGCGATGCCGGGATAGTGATTTTTTGGTTTATGCTGATTTTGAGGGGTGATACGGAAACAACCTCACCGATTTTTAATGACATAGGATCCTTTGCATTTACCGCCTCCACGGCGGCCTGCTTAATCAGCATTACAAGTTTTTGTGCATCAAGTGACAAAAGTACCACCTCGCAATTTTAGCTCCATAAGGTGCTGCCCGTCCTTAAAACTGTGCTTTACGCTTTCCACAAGCATAAAGTTTGATACATTCATATCACCCAGCCCAAGGATAACCACAAGCAGCGTGCCCGCCCTTACCCTTGTATCACCGAGCACATTTTTTACGCTTAATGTGCGGGTTTTGGTGTTGTAGAGTTTAAGCAGGGAGGCAGCCATATTGTTAAGGTTTGTGCTGTCATCGTTCACCTTTTCGGCGTACTGCAACACACCCCACTGCATTATGGTACTGCTGCTTTTTACGGTTACGGGATCCGAGCCCTCACGGAAAAGCCGTATTTTGTTGTATGTGTTGTTTGCAATGCTTGATTTATAGTCATAATCGCCTGCGGTGTCCTCGTTTATCACAAGGCCGAGTTTCATATTTCCTATGTTGGAAAGCGTGAGCTTTCCGGCATTGTCATACAGCACATAAAGCTGTGTTGTTGCCTTGAGTGTTTCATCAAGGGCATTTTGGATAATATCAAAAAGGCTTTTGTTGTCCTCGGTGCGGCTGGCAATCTTATAACCGGTGTCCTCAAGGGCTCCGGCGTTCAGTCCAAAGTCCTCTGCAAGCATACGCACCACCTCGGTTGCGGTCTTATTTTCGTACTGAAAATAATCTTTATTGTTGAGGTAGTAAAGCTGATCGTACACCGTTACCTTGATTTTCTTATTGTCGCTGCCGGATCTCGATTTTTCAAACACAAAGCCGTAAAACATTGGTGTGCCGTCAACCGAAAAGCGGCAGGCATCGCCCTCCGCAAAATCAAGCCCATCCGTTTTGATACATTCAAAGGTTAATTTGCCCGGCTGCCCCTTACGCTGCCACTCTATTGTTACACCGTCAACAATAGGGGGAAACATAAGGGTTGAGCCGTGCTGAATAAAAAGCTCGTAGGTCATTACGGTATAGTGAATACCTGCCCAACATAAATGAGGTTAGGGTTTTTGATCTTACCCTTGTTTGCATTGTATATTGTCGGGTATTTCGCTCCGTTTCCGTAATATTTCTTGGCAATGCCCCAGAGCGTATCACCTTTTTTAACGGTGTAGGTTTTGGTCTGTGGGGCGTTTGTTGCCGGTCTTGTAGTTTGCACCGTTGCCGTTTTCTTAACGGTGGTGTCTTTGCTGTCATTGTGCTTAACCGTGGTTTTAATGGCAACCGTTTTGGTGCTGTAATCACGGTACTGCTTGAGCTTTACCTCAACGCTTACATCAAGGCCGTTTGTGGCGCTTTCCTCTATGGTGTAGTCCTCAACGCTTACCTTGATATTGGTATCAAACAAAAGCTGCCCGGCGGGCGTTGTCCTTGTCATAATAAACTGCGTTGTGGTCCTTTGCGTTTTTGCACGCTCCAGCAGGGTTAAATAGTAATCGGGGCGCTTGCTTGCGGTCAGCATAGGAAATACAAGCGGCAGGGTGATCTCCGTGAGCCCCGGATATTTCAAAAAGTTAATTTCGCCCTCGTTCAACAGGGTTACTGTGGTATTCTTTCCGCTGATCTTTACGGATAACTTTGCCGGTGTCTGCGGCATAAGCTCGCCGAAAAGATAACATTTATAACTCACATCAATACACCCCCTCGCTTGCCGTTACCAAAGCCTCGGCAACGCCGTCCGTTAAATAACTGATTATGCCGTCAAGGTCTGTGTTGGCCGCCACATTGTTTGTAACGCCTCCAAGGTCAACCTTAATTTCGGCAGTAGTAAAGCGGTTAATGGCCTCACGCTCTGCAATATCCCGCAGGTAGGAAAGCTCCTCGGTGCTTTTGCCCGTGTTCTTTGCCGTATCGCCTGTGTTTTTCGCAATATCACCAAGAGCGCTACCGTAGGGATCCAAACCGCCGGTACCGTCCTCACCAAGTCCGAGGCTGCCGAGCATATTATCAAAAACGCCGGTTACGGAGCTTTTAATATTTCTGCCCACCTCTGCACCCTTGTTGTAGGCACTTGAGCCCCAGCCGTCCTGGAATGTATCAAAGGTATTCATACCCTCGCTCCAGCCCTTGCCAAAGTCCACATCATAGGTACCGAAAGCATCGCCCACGCTGCCGTAGGAGTGGCTGTTCCACGCATCGCTTACGCTGTCATAAGCAAAGGTATTAAAGCCCTCATTCCACGCATCGCCTATGCTGGTATAGCTTTCTTTTTTGCTGTTGAGCTCGTCAATCTTTTTGGCCGCAAAATCGAGCCCGGAGGTGTCGATATTTACGCCCATCCAACCGAGCACCTTGTTTGCCATATTTGCAAGGCTTTTAAGCCCCTGCATAATGACATTTACCATACCCCAAAAGCCCTGTTGAATGAATACCCAGGCATTGTTAAAGGCAACGCCCACATTGCTTGCACAGGCCTTGAGCACATTCCAGATGCCCATACCGAGGTTTGCAAACCAAAGCCCGGTATTTTTGATAATTGCCCAAGTAGCAGATCCGAGGTTTGCAAACCACATACCTATGTTTTTAATAACCTGCCATATAGCAAGCCCCAAGTTTGCAAACCACAGGCCTATGTTTTTAATGCTATTCCATATCGCTATGGCAACATTTGCGATCCACAAGCCAACATTTTTGAACAAAGCACCGAGCCAATAAACGGCACCGACAACCTGCTCAAAAAATATAGCAATAAGCACGATAAGCACGATAATAAGCGCAATAACCCAGGTAATGGGGCACGCCCATATTGCCGTGTTAAGCCCGTACTGCGCCACTGTGGCGGCAAAGGTTGCACCCGTCTGCATCATAGTTGCGGCGGCAAAAATGCCCTTTGCAACGGCTGCAATGGTTTCAATGGCCGTTATGGTAAACACCGCTGCCTTGTATAGCAGCAGGGCGGCCACAATTCCCATTATGACAGGACGGATCCAGCTCCAATTATCTGCCACAAAGTTATACACAGCACACACGCCATCGAACACCTGCGCCAGCACAACCGACATAACCGAAAAGGTACGGATCAAACCGTTTACGGTCCGCTGTACTCTTTCGCTGTTGGCAAGCTGGTTGATTTTTGCAAGCAGCGGATCAAGGGCCTTAATAGCCCTGTTTTTCATCGAGGTCCATATATCGCTCCAGGTCTTGGGCATACTCTCAAATTTGGCGTTGGTTTCGTCTGCACAGGCGAACATTGCCGCCTTTACAATATCAGCGGTGATCTGTCCGTCTGCGGCCATATCCTTGAGCTTGCCCTTTGGCACATCCATATACTTTGCAATGGCTTGTATAATGTTTGGTGCCTGTTCCAGAATACTGTTGTATTCCTCACCACGGAGCACACCGGAGCCCATCGCCTGCGTGAGCTGCAACATAGCGGCATCAATGCCCTGTGCAGAGGTACCGGCAATTTTGAATTGCTTATTTACCTGCTCCATAAAGGCAATGGTTTCCTTGTTGCTGCTGAAAGCATCGCCGGCCATAAGCCCCAGCTTTGCAACGGCATCGGCGGTTGCCAGATATGAGCCTCTTGATCTTTGTGCGGAGGCATAAATCATATCGTTAAGCTCTGCGGTGGTTTGCAGGCCGTCACTCATCATAGATAGCCGGGCATCGGTCTGCGTTATCGTGTCCGACAAGCCAACCAAGCCCTTAACGGCTTTCATACCCAGATAAGCCGAGGCGATGCTCTTAATCTTACCGAGTAAGCCGCCGGCCGCAGTTGTGCCCTGGCCTATGTGCTTGTTAAGCTGTTGCTGTTGGTTGTTGCAATCTCGGTAACTCTGCTCCATTTCGTTTAGGGCGGCATCCGCTGCCCCAATTTCACGGCGTGCTGCGGCAATGTTCGCTGTGTTAAAGCTCCTGCCGGATGCACGCTGTACTGCCTCAAAACTATCAAGCACCGAGCCCATCGCTTTGTTGATACGGCCCAGCACCTTTGACATTTGATCGTTAAGCACGAGGGATGACTGCACTCTGCCCATATTTGGCGCACCTCCTCTCTTGGAAAGCAAAGGCGGCACCGGTTAGGGCGCCGCCTCTATTTCCGTCTTTTTGCTTTTCGTTTCGCTTGGTCTGCCTCTTTCTTTTCGTTCTCAACCCGTACATCAATGGCGGCTATGACAAAAGCACGCTCGTATGGATCAAGGTCCAAAAACTCCGAGGGTTTCCAATGGAATTTGTGGAGGGCGTAGTAGGTATAATTTGCCTCCTCATCGCCCTCCAGTATTAGTTTTTTGCCTCGGCTACAAGCTCACCCTCGGCGGTAAAGCCGCAAAGCTCCGTAATGGCGATAATAAGATCGTCAAATTCGGCAGGGGTAAGCATTGCACCGGCAAGCTGTTCCGCACCCATTACGCCGTAGCTTTCCTGGAGTTCCGCATCGTTGAAATCGGGGAAAACGGTGCAGCGGGCAGCCAGCTTTGCTTGGTACTGCGCCGTGTCCATTTCCTGTGTGTACTGCCCACGCTTTCCGGGGATCGGAATATTACGCAGGCTGTCCTTGCGGAGCTTTTGATTTTCTGCGGCGGTGATGCAGGTGATCTCCCATTCCATTGCTTTGCCGTTTTCGTCAGTAAAGCGAGGGGAAAGAGCGATCTTGCGGTTATCAACCTTTTTTGCGTTCTGCGCCAAAAATGCGCTTAATGATTTTGCCATAAAGCAAATACCTCCTTAAATTATCTGTTTACATATATGTGGGATCTTTGAATTTTTCCGGGCGTGTGTAACCACCGGCATAGCCGTTAATTTCCTGCTCGATAAAATCATCCTCGGAGCCTGCCATTGAAAGCAGCACATCCCCGTCAAGCACGCAGTCATTGTAAACCTTGGTGCTGCGGCCAACGGAGGTGGCGGGATCCTCGTTTGAGGTCTGAATTGTGAGCAGAGGCATAACGCCCGTTTTGATAAATTCGTCAACCACATCGTCAAAAATCTCGGTGCACTTATAAATTGTCATAGTGAACGAAAGCTCAACGGTGGTGGGCTTTTTGCCCATAATCACGCTGCCCATACGGGGCACATCCTGCGTGGAAATATTGGCTTTGCCCTCAAAGTCCTTACACATAAGCATTGCATTACGCTTGCCGTTGCGGGTTACGAAAACCTCCGCAAACTTGGCAACCGGTGCATCGTTTGTGTTCATTACCTTGTTACTCATTTACGCCTACCTCCTTACTGAATAATAACGCTCATATAGAGCTGGCTCATAGCGTTTACAATGTTGAGCCCGTCAATGGTAAGCAGTACGGAGCCCTTACGGTCCCCAATATCCACGCTTACGGTGTCGGGATCAAAGTCCTCAATCGCCCGGAGCGTTTCAAGCTGCTGAATGAGTTTAACAATATCATTCCACAGGGTTGCACGGCCGGAGGCATCATTCGGAACAATGCCGACATAACGGGTATTGAACAGTACCGCCACATCGTTTGCGATCTGGTCGCATACTCTTACGGTCTGGTTGCTCTGGAAAATCTCGCCCTTTTCCGCTGTAAGCGTTACAAGGGTGTTAATATCCTCAAGCACACGCACCGTACCGTTTACGCTGTGGAGCATAAACTTACCCGCCTTAATAGCCGCCTCAAGGGCTGCCTGCGTGTAATTTGTATCAACGGTAAGCTCACCATTGTATTTGCTGTTTGTAAGCGATTTATTGACGGCCACAGCCGCCTGTGCACCGGCTACCCAATACACGAGTGCATCCGTTGCCGTACCGTTAAAGGTTGCGGTGTTCCACACGCCAATAACGCCCTCGCTGTCCGTTTCGGGCTTAATAGCGCAAAGCTGGAATTTCGCACCTACCTCCTCACGCATACGCTTTGTGTAGTTCGCAAAGAGTGCAACCGTGCTTTTTGTGCTTGTGTCGGTGGGGTTTACCGGGCAGCAAAGGGTGTTAAACGAATAACTTTCGATAGCATCCAAAAACGCCTGGTAATGTGTGCCCGTAATGCTTGCACAGTCCGCACCGCCTGCAAGCGGGGTGCCGGAGGTTGCCGACAGGGTAACGCCTGTGGTCTTGAATGTTACAAAATCATTTGCAACGAGTTCCGCAGCGGTCTTAACACGCTGCTCATCCACGGCGATGCCGTCAAGGAGCGTACTCACAATAAAATAGTTGGCATTGTCAACATCAGCCGTAATTTTAATGGTGAGCTTGTTTCCTCTCACGCCGCCGTATTTTGCCTTGGCGAAAGTGCACTCTGCCTGTGTGCTGGTACCGAGGCGGTAGCAGTACACTTTGGTTGCATTGCAGAAAATCTCACGCAAAGCAAGCATTTCCGGCGCATCGTAGCCGTAGCCGAAAATGTTTTTACTGTTTTTCTGGAAATCGGCGGCCGTAACCTCAATTACGGTACCCTCCGGGCCCCAGGAAAGAACAAACGGCGCCGCCGCAATGCCTCTGTCAGACAGGGTTGCACTTGCTTTTGCAAGGCTTGCAAAGTTAATATAAGATCCCGGCAATACTTTGTTTTGAGTAAGCCAGGAGCCGCCACCAAGTGCCATATTAGATCACCTTTCCTTTCAAGTATTTTTCGATCAGCTCATCCACCTGTGCGGTGGTGTATTCCGTGTTATCGTCCAACAGAGCGCCGATCAAGTCTTTTCTGCTGGCGTATTTATTAGAGGCCATAAGCTGCGCCTTTGCAAAGCGAGGCACCGCTGCCGTGGCCTCTGTGGCTTTTTTGTCTGCCATAGTGTGGCCTCCTTATTCGATTTTTAGATTTTCCATAGGATCCGCAGGCTCCGGCACATACACAAAATGCGGATAGCCAACCAAGCAATGCAGGGCATCGTCCTCAATCGTTGTGTCAAAGGTCAAGCAATGCACTTTGTCACCGTTTGGCGTTTGTATCGTGCGGAGCACATAAGCAAGCTGGTGTGCCACCCGCAGGCTTTCGGTACGCCCTCCGGCTCTGCTTGGGTAGTAAATCACATCAAACACGGGCTTGTGCTGGGCACGGGTGCCCATTTGCTCCGTATGGTTTGCTGTAATCGGCAGCACATTAAAATCACCGTCTTTTAGATCCTGTTTGATAACGCCGCCGTGTATGTGTGCTTTCGGAAAAGCACGGTGCAGGGCAAGCGTTACACCGTCATATACTTGGTTAAAGTTTATTTCAGCCATTGAATACCTCCCGTAATAGCTTATCAAGCCTTTTTTGCAGCACGGCAGGTGCAATGCGTTCCAGGTCATCCTCCGACAGCGTGAGAAAATACTGCCCGTTTACCCAACCGCTTTTAAGCCGTTTGCCGATGGCAGGAACAAACCGCCCCGGTGTCTGCCTATGCCCAAACTCCACATAACTTGCATACTCAACGGGGTTAATAACCCGTATAATGTAGTAGTTGCCCGATTTTTCAACCGGCAGGCTTTTTGCATACGCACCGGGTGCGGTTTCCTTGCCCGCAGTCCAGCCTCGCCGTAGCGTGCCGCCCTCTTTGCCTGTTTCTTTTGGGTAATCGCCCACAGGTGTACGGGGGATAACCAAAGCAAGCAAACGGGCGGCCAATTCCTTTGAGGCATCCTCACAGAATTTGTTTAGGTCTATGCTTTGCAGCTTTTGCAACCGTTCTTGCAGCTCCCGCAGTTGCTCAAAGTCTGCATTGCCCCAGCGTGCCATTACGCCCACCCCTTGAATATCTCAAGCGGTATTTCCTGGTGTGTGCTGTAAACGGCGGGCTTGCCGCTTTTCTCGTAAACAGCGGTTGCACCGTTTTGCGTTACCGTGATTTTGGAGCCCTCCGGGATAACAACCGCACGATCAATAAAAAGCGTTATGCTCTGTACGATATTGGCAGCGTTGTTTTCCGGCTGGGTTGCGTTCACGGTGTCAAAGGAAATACGGCAGGGCTCGTCTGTGCAAGTGTCAACCTCACCCACAACAACACGCCCGGTGTTTTCATCGGTTGTGCCATTATTACGCACTGTAACCGTGCATTTGCCCCGCCACAGGCTTTTTATTGCTGCGACATAACTCTTACCGCCTACCATACAAACCGCCTAAAACGGGCAAATAAATACGCCGGAGGGTTAATAAGGCTGTTAATCAGCTTATCAAACCTTGCCTCCGGCGTGGAGCTGCCATCGTCTGCGCCCGCAAATTCAACGGAAACATCACCCTCGGTAATCTTTTTGGCGGGGGCTGTGAAATCAAAGCCCTCATCAAGCTGCCCGGCTGTTTTCTTTTCGATAAGGAAAAGCCCGGCCGCCATATCCACCCAGGTATAATGTAAGCTGTCCGGTATTTCCGTGCGGTTGATATTCGCCTTGATTTTCTCGGCGGCACGGTTTATGGCATAGTTTACTGCGGCATCGGGAGTATCGCCCGCAGGCACGGTGTAGCCAAGCTGTGACAGCCTATAAACAACATCATTGTAAATATCCATTGGCTGCACCTCCCTTTAATATTAGCCCCTGGAGTAGATCCTCGCAATGGGGATGGCTTTGTGGTTGATGTAGGAACGGTTTGCCGCCTGTGCCTCGCCGGTGTGAACAAGCACCCAGTTTGCACCGTTGGCAAGTTCTGCATCCGTGGGGGAGTTGCTTGCCTGGCTTGCCTTTTCGTAGGAAATACCAAACGGGGCAAAGCACTTGCGCTGGCGAATATAAAGGGTGTCCTGGCCGCCGTTCTTTGCCGGATCTCTATCCATTTCATACGGCGTTTTTGCACCAATATCCTCGTAGGAAATAGCGCCCTTGCCGAGTGCAAAAGTGGTGTAACGGGTGCCGAGCACTACATACATATCAGCGGCAAGTGTCTTGCTGCCAAAGTACGGGGTAACGGCAGAGAGCTTGATCTCACCGTCAGCAGGGCTGGCGTTGTTGGCAACAACCTTAACTGCGCCCTCGGTGCTTGCGGTAGCATCAAAATAGCCCTCCTCGGCGGGGAGGTCATCGTCAACCACAACGAGCTTGCCATTCCAAGTACCAAGCTCAAGGCTGCGGGAAATACCGTCCTTATCTGTGTACTTGAGGCGCTCAATGAGGTTGAGGTTTTCAAGGCCGGTGCTTACATCGCTGTGCATAAACACAAGCGAGAATTTCTTTTTGTTCGCACCGCAGGCTTTGTTGGTTGCGGAGTTGAGCGTGGTTGCCGTCATAGCGCCGTCAACCTCTGTGGTGTGCTTTGCAACAAATTCCTTGCTCTTGGCATCGCCACTCATTGCAAATACGCCCTTGAGGACGGCAAGGATCGTGTTCTGGTCGAGCCCGTCCTTGTATTCGGCAATCTGTGCGGCAACGGCATCCATAAAGTCCTGGCCGCCCGTAATATCGTAGCTGAAATCTCTCTCAACCCACGCCTTTGCACGGCCGACTACAACAACGCCCTGCTCAAAAGTCTTGAGGGAGGTTGCGGTAATATCGGTTTGGCCGTCATAGTTCACGGCATCACCGTCAAGCAGTCCACGCATAGCAATGCGGGCGTAGCCGGTGCCGTCCTGGTTTGCAAAAACGCTCTTAATATCGGGGTTTGCGGCAAGTGCTGCCGACTTTTTGATCTCGTTCATTTTCAAGTTGGGAACGGTACCAACCTTGTACTTGAAAGCCTCGGCATTAAAGCTCTTGGCATCAAATTTCGTGTTAGGCATAATTCTTACCTCACCTTTCTGTAATTATTTTTTTTATTCGAGCTTTGCTCCGGGGTTAGCCTCAAGATAAGCGCAAAGCTCGTTGTAATTCATATCTTTTGGCTCTTTTCCGGCTGCGGGCGGTGTCTTGCCACCTGCGGCGCCGGGCTGCATACCCTTAAACTGCTGTGCGTTTCCGTCAGCGGTGTTAAAGAGAAATGCGGTAGCATCGGCTTTTGCCAGCGTGTCAATTTCAGCGGCAAGCCCTTTAACGGCTCCGCTGTCATCCAGCTTGGCATCCTTGAGGAAATCTGCAAGCAACGCCTTTACGGCGGTGTTGTTCTTTGCACCGGCAGCGGTGAGGGCAGCCTCAACGGCGCCATCAAGGCGTACACGGGCAAGCTCTGCCTCATAGGTCTTTTTTGCCTCTGCGTTCTGGTTTTGCAGAGTAGTGATCTGTTCCTGCAAGGCCGCAGTATCGCCCGTTGACTTTTTCAAAGTTTCGAGCTGCTGATCCCTTGTTTTCACATCGTCCTCTGCCTTTTTCTTTGCGGTGTTTACCTGGTTAAAATCTGCTTTTGTAACAAAGTTTTTGCCAATTTCAGCTGATACCTTGGCATCCACCTCGTCCGTATAAGCCTCACCAAGTATGTTTTTTAACCACTCCAACATTTGCTTTACCTCCTTATGGTAATTAGTTGCTTTCCTTGTTATCCGGCAAGTCCCGGTAATGCAACGCCCCGCCTTGTATTCCGCTGGGGCAAGCGGTATTTTTGTATGAAAAAAGCACCGTGCATTTTCAGCACGATGCTTTTAACAACCATTATGGAATTTTACAGCGTGAGCAGTTTTCTAAAAAGCTCTTGCTTTTCGTTGAGTTCAAAAACCCACTCGCCCTCAAGTTCAATGCTCTGCGGCTGGATGTTTCTAAAATGGAACACCTCAAAAGATCCGTTTTTGCGTTGAATATCTGCGGATAAATCAAAGCCATCAATGCTTTTAATGAAAGCCACATCAACGGGGCGCGTAAATTCTGGGTTTCCGCACAAGGCAAGGGCGGCGTGGATACTCTTTACACCAAAGCTGCCAACCGTCTGTACCGGTGTTGTGCGCTCATAAATTTTGATAACCGGCGTGCAATTTGCAAGCAGTACACGGCGCCCGGAAATAATATAAAACAGCTCACCGTGCTCACACGGCAGCGTTAATACCAATCTTTCCATACATTACGCCTCCTCATCCTCGTCATCGTCATATCTGCCGCACTTTCGGCAAATTTCCCTTGCGGCATCCCAATCTTTTATGGTATCGCCCTCGAGTAAAATATCATCGGTGGCAATGTTGCATATTTCCCAACAATACCCCTCCTCAATTTCCTTGTTAAGCAACGGGCAAAAAATCTTTTTACTTACTGTTTCCGGCATTTTTCATCACCTCGTCATATAGTGTTTTGCCGCCCTCGTCAAGCCATCCGATGGATGTCAGCATACCGTCATTGTCAAGAACGGCATAGCCCTCACTTGAATAAAAGGCGTATTGCGTGCCTTTTCTTTGCTTTAAGGCAAATTTGGCATTTTTAATTATATTCTGCGCTGCTTTTAGCGTAATATCACGCTCAGCCATACGCTGTGCGGCGTGTTCGTTCACAGTAACAATGCTCCTCCTGCCCTTTGGAGCGTTTGTAACCGTTCCGGTAGCTTTTATACTGCCTGTGGAGCGTAAGTCCTTAACTGCCTTATTGGCATTATAAAAACCTCTGTTGCTGTTTGGGTTGTTGTTTTTGTATCGGTAATACCCCGTGAGGTCATCATAGGCTGTGGGGTTATCGTATTTAAGGGTTTGGAAATCAGCGATAGTCCGAGGAGCCTCTTTACCAAGTACCGCCCTGTATTTTCCGAGCTGCTCTTTATCAGCCGCATAATTGATACGCTTTTTACGCTCTTTATCAACCGTGCCCGCACCGTATTTGGCATCTTGCATCTCTTTCCATTGCTTGTATGTGGTATTGTTTGGCACTCGGTAGCCTTTACCTGTTTTAACATCTCTCGCAAAACGCTCACCCAGCCCCTCCATATCCTCCTCATATGGCACTATCGTACAGCGACAGCGTGGGTGGAATAGCGGGGCGGTAGTGCCGGGGCTGTATTCACTCATTTTGAATACCTTGCCGTCCATATCACCGCAAGTGTCACAAGTAAGAACATCTAACGCAGCGTCTATTTGATAGCGTTCAACACCCAACTCGTCAAAGCAATCTCTGCGGGCTGTTTCTGCAAAGTGCGCACTTTCGGTCATTACCACACGCCCTGCATTTGATTTAGATACATTAAAGCGTTTGGCGATAGCCTTAATTGCTCTATCCGGCGCATCGCCTGTTGCTACCATTCGGGTAAGCTCTTGGTTTAAGGTTTCAACCAGCTTTGCCTTGTCCGTCCAACACCTTGCTGTAAAAGTTCTATTGTCCGATGTCCAAGGGCGAGAAAGCACTTTTTCTATGAGCGTCTTGTTTACGCCCTGCATAGTCCAGCCCACGCCGATGCCTCGCTGAATTTCAAAAGCGGTGTGGTAGTAGCTTTCCGTATATGACAACTCCGAGGCATCGGAGGTGGCTTTTATACTTTTTTGTGTCAGCATTTCCGCTTGCTGTTGTAATTGAATTTTTAGGCTTTCAAGGCGCGAAATATGCACCCGTGCCGATGCGTTTTCAAGTTGTTTTACCCAGGCACCGTTTACGGCACTTTCCTTGCATTTTTCTATGTATTCCCATACATCCCACTTAAACTCTTTAAGTTCGTTAGAATTAAGGAGCCTTTGCGCATCAGCCCAGGAAACACCACCGTTATTGTTAGAGAACCTTTGATACCACGCTCGTATATCTTTTTCAAGGTCTTTTATGGCAATATCAAATTGCCGTGCAAGGTTTGAAAAATAATCAAGTGAACGATCGTGTAATGCCTCCTCTAATAAGCGCATACGGTTGATCCAATAATCTGCATTTTTCATCACAACACCTCTTTTACGAAATATGGTCTTTGAGGTATTTTGTTAAATCTTTTTCAAGGATGCGGTCTTTTTCATTTTCGAGTATTGCCTCGGCTTTGGTTAAAAAGTATTGCCCTTTAACAAAACCGCCGTTCACGGTACGGTGCCCAAACTCCACATAACTTGCGTATTTTACCGGATTGATAACTCGTATAATGTAATGGTGCCCTGATTTTTCAATCGGCAAGCTCTTTGCATATTCTAATGCTTGTGCAGCAGTAGGGCTGCCGCTGCTACCGGCTGCCTCCTCGTGTGTTTCTGCAACCCAACCTCTTTTTAGTGTACCACCTGTTTTCCCCGATGTAGTCGGGTATACGCCTACTGGCGTATCACGAATTACAAGCGAAAGCAATCTGTGCGCCAACGCTCTTGCAGCTATTTCACAAAATTCGTCAATTTCTTTTTGCATTTCGAGCAGTTCATTTGCTAATGCCTTTAACTCCTCAAAATCTGCGCTACCCCATTTAGCCATTATAAAAACACTCCTCTAAATTATATCATATTTTTTGCTCTTTTTCAATACCTTGCCCATAGTTTGTGGGGTCTTTTGGCAAAACATTGCCGTATGGGTCTGCCATTTCGGCAGCCTCTTCTTTTTCCTTTTTCAGCCGTTCTGCCTCTTGCTCAACATCATCAATCCAGGGGTGATTTTTCATAATGGTTTCATCGCTGATAATGCCCTTTGATTTTCCGCAGTTGTCGATGGCCTCCGTTTCGTTAATGAGTATATCACGGTTAAAAATAACCGTTACCTCCTCACCGTCAAAGTTGCCCACGCCGGTATTGGCAAGGTGGGCATTGACGAAAAAGAGCAGATCCTCAAAGGCTGCTTGAAATTCGGTTTCCATACCGTTTGCATCAAGGTCAATATCGGAGTACATTGATCTTATGTTCATTTGGTTTGGCGTACCGTTCAGCCGGTCATCCTTGGCATCGTAGCCCCTGGCGTTCTCGATTATAGCCTTTTTCAAAAGTTCCATAACAGCCTTGTAATTTTCGGCTTTTACCTCAATTTCCAGGGTGTCAACCGCACCATCGGAGCCGTCCGTTGTCCGTACCTTAACAGCACCGTATGTGGCAAGGTTGCGCCTAAATTCGCCCAAGTCCTCGCCGTCATAGTTGTGTATAACCAGCACGGTGTTGTGCACATCCTCCTCCATAGAGTTTACAAAGTTGGAAAGCATAAGGTTAAGGGCATCCTGCAAGCACCGCACACGGCAGAGGAGGGGGAGCTCCCTGTGGTTGGCCTTAAAGCAAACCAGGGGGATCCTCGCCCAATTCAGCGCACGGGGCTTTTTGGTTTTGGGATCAATCACGGTAACATAGGAGCCGGAGGCTGCATCATTGTCAACCTCAAGCGTGCCATCTTTCCAGATAAAACGCTCAACGCCGCCTGCGTGGAAAACCTCCACCTTTTCAACAATGCTCTCGTTGCCTTTTTCGTCATATTCGTAAATGGGGAAAAAGTGCACGGCGCAATCAAGATCGGTGTGTGCGGTATCGCTCCAGAACGGCAGCACCTCGTGCGCCGGGAGCATTGCAAAGGCAAGTGTGCCCTCGTCTGTGTAGTACGGGAACACCCACGCCTTGCCGCCCGTCAAAGCCTTTTCGGCCACAATACGCAAAGTGCGCTGTGCCTTATGCCCAAACACCTTTGCCAGCGCCTCACCGTATGCGGCGTTTTTGGTGTCGAATGTGATGGGCTGGCCGCAAAGGTAATTTGCCTTTTGATCCACCATTTTTGCATATTGGTTATCAATAAGGCGGTTGTTTGGCAGGTTGTCAACCTCTTTAAGCTCGCCGCCCTCGCCAATAACCGTGCGCTTGCGTTTCAAAATCGTTTGCACACCGTCATAATAGGCATCGCCTGCTATTTGCCGGTGCCGTTCCTGGGAGGTCAACCACTTTTTGATCTCAAGCTCCAAAAATGTTTGCAGCCATACGGGCCTGCATTTCGATTGATGGGGAGTAAAAATTTAATGCTTTCATTTGGCTGCACCTCGCATCCGTCTGTTATTTGACTGGGTTTTCATATCAACCCAGCGGCAATTATCGGGGCTGTAATCGCCGTTATTGTCAATGCGATCAATAGTTAAATCGTCACGGTAGCCGTGCGATATTGCCCAGCCGAAAAACGCCTCAAAACTGTTGCACCATTCCTCGCAAACACTAATGCCCCTCGCTCCATAATAAGCAAAATGCGGATTGTGGGAATTAAAACAGCGGTTTTTCATATTTCGCCATATTCTTGACAGCCTGGAGCCATACAGCCCGTGCGTTGTCATATTAGCGGTAACAACCTCTTTTTGCAGGCAGCCGCACGATCTTGTGTGTCCTGTTCTTAAATTCTTACCGCTTACGGTTGTTGTGTTACCGCAAGAGCATTTGCACCTCCACATAGCGTGCCCGGACCGGTGGAGTATTCCTCCAAAGCGTACCGCATAGCATCCATAAGGTGGTTAAAGTCATCTATGGGGCGGTTTAGCTTTTTACCGGTCTTTGTGTCCGTGTCCCAGGTGTAGTTGCCAATCTCGGTAAGGAAATTGGTGCACCGTGGGTGGATAAAGATTTTATAATCTTGTATAAAGTCAATGCCGTTGTTGATGCTGTCCTTGCCCTTGCGTGCCCTGCGTATGTGGGCAAGCCCCAAGGCATAAAGGCGATCAATGCTTTTCGGCTCGGCACTGTCTGCCCGGATGCGCTCTTTGGCATAGCCTGCCTCTGTAACGGCTGCGGCTATATCCTCATTGCTCATACCCGGCTTGTATATTTCATCAAACACCCAAAGGGTTTTGCTGCTGGTGTCTATCAAACCGCAAAATAAAGCGGTGGGATCGTTGGTATATCCAAAGTCAAGGCCAAACGCCGATTTAATACCGGGCGTTTTCCGCACCTCGTCAATGCTGAAAAGTCGCTCCTCCCAATTTTCATATACCAAGCCCTCAACGATGCCCCAATCACCGAGGCCGGCAACACGGTAACGGCGGGGGTTGTTTCGTTTCATTGTTTCAAACACTTTTTTATCTGCTGCATCCAGCCACTCATTGCAGGTGTAGTTGGTTGTCATTGCAAGAATATCCGGATCCGGTGCGGCATCAAAAAAGCGGTGTTTGATCCAGTGGTGCTCATTCCACGGGTTAAAGGTAAGCGTAATTTGTTTGAACAGCCCCGGCGGTACCTCGCCTCGGATGCTTTCGTCCAGGGTGTCAAAATCAGCCTCGGAGCTTATTTCGTATGCCTCCTCGATCCACAGCCAGCAAAGCACACCAACCTCAACGGTAATGGAGGTTACTTTCAGCGGATCGTCAAGTCCACGGAAAAGGATCTTTTGTCCGGTGGGCTTGTAGGTCATTTCAAGCGGGCTCTCTTTTATATCCCACCACGCATCAACGCCGAGGCGGTGTATAGCCCATTTAAGCTCCGTAAAGCAGCTGTCTTTTAATGTGCGGTATGTTTTACGCACGCAAAGCAAGTTGGCTTGTGGGTATTCCATAAGCCGTGTGATATTGTTTAAGGCTGTGGTTTTTGATTTTTTGGAGGCACGGGAGCCTTTACACACCCGGTACCTGCCCTTAAAACGCCAAAATGTGCCGTAGCCTTTGCCCACAACATCGGGGAGGCGTAGCTGTCTGGCGGTTTTAGTCCTCAAGATCCTCACCGCCGGAAATTACCACCGGTACGGCGCCGCCAACATCTACCTTGTCGGTAAACAGGCCATAACGCTTGCCCAAAAGCTCTGCGGCCTTGAGGCGTTCCTTTTCGTCCGGTGGCTTTTTAATGATTTTTGCCTCGGAGCATCCGTCACCGTAGCCCTCGACAACAACCACACTTGCCTCGCTTTGCCCACGCAGCACCGAGGTAAGATACTCAATAACCTCGGTGGCCTCTGCGGTTTTCTTGCTGCTTATTTCGGCCAGCTTTTCCTCGATATAGGCTTTAATGTTAGCCTTTGCAAGCAACCTGCTGCCGTTGGCTCTTGCCACGGTGTCCTTTTTAACATTCGGGTATGCAGCCTTATACGCACGGCTTGCATTGCAATCTATGATATACTCATCCGCAAACTTTTGCTGCCTGTCGGTCATAGTATCACCTCGCTTTCATAGCAAAATAAAAGAACAGACAGCGGGGCTATCTGGAGGGAGTAAACCCCGCCGCTGTTCTTATCCAAGGAGGCATTGCCCTTGTGGTCAATACCCGCAGTTTACATTATACACTATATAACCGTAACAAAAGTAACAACCTTACTCGTTGCTCTTTTTTATGTACCGGTAGCATATCATTTTAACGCTGCCCTCGGTATTGCCACCGCCAACGCTAAACGCAATCTGCACCCAGGTTAAGCCGTTAATAAACCGCAGTTGAAAGATCTGCCGGGTTAAGCTGTCCGGTATTTCGGCAATATACCTCTCAAGGCGGTTGCGCTCGTGTAAGCACTGTGTTATTTTCGCCTGGATAATTGCCTCAAGGTCAACCATCTCTGCAATGTAACGCTCAAGGCGGTTTTCAAAGCTGGGGCTTTTGGGCATACCGTCATAGTTGGGTGATCCCGGTGCCGATACTCTCGCCCGCAGTTGTTCTAACCGTTCTTGATCTCGTTCAATTTCACGGTTAAGGTAGTATAACTGTGATAATTCTTTTAGTGTCATACTGCTGCCTCCTTTATTTTCTTGATACGGGCTTTAAGCACTTGCATCACGGTTTCGTGTGTGCCCGCACGCTCCCGTATGGTGTCAAGCACATCCTCGTCAACGCAACCCTGCACAATAAGGTAATGCACATAAACCTTATCATACGGGGAGCCCTGCCGCCACAAACGGCACTTGCCTTGATCGTTAAGTTCAAAGCTCCAATTTGGTGTAAACCAGATAATGTGCCGGCCGCCTGCTTGCAGGTTTAACCCGTAGGCGCAGCTGCTTGGGTGTACCAGCAGCACATCAACCTTGCCGCTGTTCCAGGCATCCTCGTCCTCGGTGCCTTTATATACGCACACACGCAGCTTTGTTTTTTCAAGGGCTGCAAGGATGCGATCCTTATCGTGCTGGTAGCCGTAGAATGTAATACAAGGCTCACCGTTTAGGCTTTCCAAAAGTTCCATATAGGCCTCAATTTTGCAATCGTGAATATGTACGGCTTTGCGGTCATTGTCATACATTGCACCACTGCAAAACTGTAACAGCTTGCCGGTAAGCACTCCGGCGGTGTTGGCGGTTATGGTGTCCTCGTCAATGGTAAGCAGCAGATCACGCTCAAACTGCTTGTACGCTTTCATTGTCTTATCGTCAAGCACTATGGGAACATCGTGCTCGATACAAGCAGGTAACTCCAGGTAGTCCTCGGCTTTCATTGATACGCAAATATCACTTATGGATTTAAGCACGGCGGCCTCGGCATCCTCTTTCGGTTTGTAATCGGTAAAATGCCCACCGTGTGTATTGGCATCAAAGTACCGTGTGCGGAATTGTGTTATATTCTTGCCCAGCCGTGCGCCCTCGTCAAGTAAATAAATCTGCGCCCACAGATCCATAAGCCCCTTGGAGGACGGCGTACCGGTAAGCAGCACAACCTTTTTGCAAAAACGCCGTACAAGTTTCATTGCCTTAAAGCGTTTGCTTTGGCCGTTCTTAAAGCTCGTGCTTTCGTCAAGTACCACCATATCAAACGGCCACGCCTGCTGGTAGTATTCAACCAGCCAGGGTATGTTTTCACGGTTTATAACATACACATCCGCAGGGGTGTTGAGTGCCTTTATACGCTTTGCGGACGATCCCAGGACCGTAACCACACGCAGATGCTTTAAGTGATCCCACTTGTTTGCCTCCTTGCTCCAGGTGCCCTCTGCAACCTTTTTGGGTGCTACAACCAAAGCCTTTGCAATGTTCCACTTAAAGTATTTCAAAATGTTTATTGCCGAAAGCGTTATTGAGGTTTTGCCCAAACCCGGACGGAGGAACAACCCAACCGCCGGATCATTTACGATACGCTCAATACAGTATGCTTGGTAATTATGCGGTTTATATTCCACCCGTTTGCACCTCCCTTACGAAAGCCTCCACTTTTTCCTTGGTATCTATCCGCAGCACCTTAAAACCTAACTGCTTTATCAAACCGCAAACATATTCTTGCAGCTTACGCAGTTTTTTACCCGGTGCCTTTGTTTCCACAAAATATATACGCCCATACGGCACAAGCACAATGCGATCCGGTACGCCGTTTTGTCCGGGGCTTACAAACTTTAATGCCCAGCCGCCGAGATCATTTTTTACCCGGTCGCACAATTCTTTTTCAACAGTTTTTTCAAGCATCGTTTTCCTCCTTTTCTAACTTTCTCACGCGCGCACGCATAATACACGCAAACAGGCGGGTTAGGGCGTAATTTTACTCTCAAACTCTCTAATTTTATACTCTATAAGAAAAAATGTTAGAATGTTAGAAAAGTAATAAAAAGCCTTATTTTATGCGGGTTTTCGGTCTAACAATCTTTCTAACAATTAAACAAAACAATGTTTTTCCGTGTAAAAATGTTAGACGGCATTTTTCTAACAATTCTACACGAAAAACAAAATGTTAGATGCTAATTGTTAGATTTTATTAAACCCACGCTGTGTGCCATACGGGCCAAAATGCAGGGTACCGGCAGACTTTTGCCAGCCCGGCGTTGCTGCCATTATGGCGTTAAGCTCTCTGGTGTCGGTGTTTTTCATTTCTTTAATGTTGCCGCCGAAAGCCTCGCACCAAACCTCAAGGGCGCAAATGCGATCACGGGGCACAAGGTGCAGGCTGTCGCTGCCCATTGTTACGCCGCCCCAGAACATACGCCTCTTATCAAGCGGCCACTTGCTCCAATCGTCCGGCACCGGTCGCTCCATAAATTCACGCACGATACCCTCACGGCTGGATGCCTCTCTGTGTTCCTCCTGCTTTTCCTTGGCAGCATCCTCAATGGCGCCGGATAAGTAAAGCGGCTCACCGGCCTGCCAGCGTACATACGCCTCAGCCCACAGCTGATCTATTTCCGGATCGAGGTCACGCCATACGCTTTTGGTGTGCCTCTGTTCGCCGGTGTCTATCGGCCAAAAACGGCGGTTGCCGGTGGTGTCCTGCAAGTATTCAGCGGTGTTGGTAGTGCCGAAAAAGATGCAGGTGCGGGGCAGTTCCTTAACATTACGCCCATACGCCGCACGGAAACGATCCGCACGGAGGCTCAAAAACTGCTTAATGCGGCTTACATCGGTACGCCGGAAAGCATCAAGCTCCGATACCTCCACAAGCCAAACGCCTTGGAGCAGTTCGCTTGCCTCTTTGCCCTCAAAGGTGCGTATGCTGTCATTAAACCAGCCACGGCTCATTTTATCCAACAGGGTACTTTTACCGATACCCTGCGGGCCGGCCAAAATAACCATATTGTCATATTTGCAGCCGGGTGTCATAGCACGGGCAACGGCGGCGGTAAAGGCCTTGCGTGTTACGGCTCTGTTGTATGCCGTATCTTTTGCGCCGAGGTAGTCTATAAAAAGGCAATCGAGGCGGGGCACGCCATCCCACTTGCCCTGCAAGCCTTTGAGGTAGTCCTTTACATCGTTAAAGGCGTGGGCGTTGGAATGGAGGGAAAGAGCCCCATCCACTTTGCCGTTGCCGGAAATCTTATATACACGCTCAAGGTACCAGTAAAGCCCTTGATTATCGTTATCATCCCACAGGCGGCGTTTTTCCCGTTTATCCCACGGCAGGGAGCCGAGCACCTCACCACGGCCGGCAAATTCGTTAAGCGCAAACTTGCCTTTAAGCAGGGGATCGTGCTCCAGAATAATACGCACATTGTCAATGGTGGCTTTAACGGCACCCGTCTGGGTGTTCTTTTCAAGCAGCACCATCCAATTTTCCGGCTCCTCGCTTTCGTCAGCGGTGATGCCGTCAAAGTCCTTAACGGCGCTTTCGTACCGTTCCTTGCTGATAAGTGCGCTAACATCCGAAAGCCCGCAGGCATACTCACACATAGCAAGGTAGGAGGGCAGGCGGTTGGTGGGTGAGCCTGCGGCTGCGGTATCGTCCTTATCGCCGTACTTGTGCAGGCGCACGAGGTCAAAGGCGTTTACAAGGCGGCCGCCGCAGGGATCGGTTGCGTGGTGGCTGTATAAAAATTTGCCGTCATCGTAAAGCACGGCACCGCCCGTGGTAGAGCCTCCGAGGTATGTATATCTGCCGGGCATATTGTCAACCGGCTCATAAATACCGGGGAGCAGTTCATCCATTGCACGCTGTATATCATAAGTGCGGCAAAACGCACCCACAACGCCGTTTTTGCCGTCCGGATCGCCTTGCTTTACTGCCAGCTTGGTAAACTGCGCCTGCCCCGGCAGGGCGGGCCACTGTGTCATATCGTGCCAATCAGCGTACTGCGCAAGCAGGCCATCGGCAGATAAAAAAGGTTTATCGCCCACAACATACACATACTCACTATCACGGCAGCAGCTCGGCCAATACATAAGACGGCTGGGCTCAAAGGTTGTGGGATCGGCGTATTCAAGGCCTATATATTCAGCTGCTTTACGGGCGATGGGCTCGTATTCGTCAGCCGTTACCGTTCTGTCGAGTGGAAAGAGCACACGCAGACGAGGGGCGGCGGGCTGGTGCTTTCGGGTGCTGTAAACACAGTACCCACAACCCAAGCCCTCCACAATGCGGAGCACATTGTCTTTATGCCCTGCGGGTATGTTGTCAAGGTCAAGGGTGATAATATCACGCCCGGCCACATTGTTGGCCTTGCGGCGTGGTCCGTTAAGGGTACCGCCGACAAAACCGCCAATATCCTTGAGATCGTCCTGCTGTGCTTTTTTAAGGTTTAGGTATTCTGCAAGGGTTTCGGTGCCCCTTGCGGGCACTTTTAACTTTTGCCATAATTCCGATACCATAAGCGTTTGCGTGGTCCACACGGTTGCACGCCTGCTTGCACCGGAGGCTATGGCAATTTTACGATCATATTGCATAGCGGTTACTCCTTACCGCCCGCACCCACGGCGGGGGGGGCTTAATCTATTTGAAAAGCCTGCCGGTGTTACGGTCCCGCAGTTCAATACGGTTTACCACATCAAACCCGGCCTCATTGGCTATAAACTTTAATACTTTAATCAAAAAGTTTACTTTGCCCTCAAGGGCGGCATCCGCCTGCATAATCGGCTTTAAGGCACCGTATGCGGTGGGATCGGCGTAGCCCTCGCTGTTGTAATAAGGGTTTTTGCTGTTGCCCATTTCGGGCACCTCCTTTGAACACAGAGGGCAAACCTGGATGCCCTCCGGAATAATCTCACCGCAAGCGGCGCATTTGTCTGCATCAGCCATCGTTGTTTACCTCCTCCGGAAAATGATATTTTGTTACTGCAATAGGAAAGTCCTCAATTTCACTTGCCCATACACAAGAGCCTTTGCCGTTAAGGCTTTCCCAGATATACGGAAAACCGCCTATGCCGTCAAATAAACTTGCCATTGTGGGCTTTGCACCGCAGCATAGTGAAAGCCGTTGTAATACATAAGTCCAGGGCGGTATTGCTATACTGTTGCCGAGGGCTTTGTAGCGTGCGCTGTCGGTGCTCTCTTTATGTACTTTGCCTTTGCTGTCCGTCCATTCGCCTATATCCGTCCAACCGTCCGGAAAGCCTTGCAGGCGTTCACACTCAAGCGGTGTAAGCCTCCGCACAATGTACTGTGCCTGGCTTTGTTCCTCGCATACACCGAGCGATGCCTCGCCGGTGGAGCTGCCTGCCGACAGGCAAGGCGTTTTGTTTTCGTCTGTTATAGGATCTTGCAGCAGGTGAAAACCCACTACACAATTAAAATTTTGTTTGTCTGGCATCCGTTGCCCCCCCCTGCGTTCCTTGCTGTGAGGGTGTCGGTTACTTGTTCACCGTTCCAATATTGATACACGATCAAGTTTTCCGAGCCCCCCCCGTAATCGCCGCCGCTGGCTTTTAGCGTTCCACAGCCAGGGCGCCAATTTGCAAATTGGTAATTTTCAAACATTATCATCACTTTTGTACCTCCATAATAAACAGCTTGCCCTCCTGCACATATTGGTTGCCGATCCCTCGGCTGTCCCGTGCACAAAGGCTCCCTATGGCTTTTTGGTAGAGCACATAACGAGGGGAACATCCCCCCCCCCGGTGCCCATTCGGGCGTTGAGGGTTTGTACTATACCATCCTCGGCCAAGGATATACGGCTATCCATAGGGTGGTGCTCAAGTGCTATGGCGGGTTGATTATCGCCGCTTTGCCCCTCCCCGTCAGTTAAGGGGCCGGCACAAAAGGGTTTACAACCGCAATGCCTCCCTGGTTGCAGGTCGGGTTCAGGTATGCCCGCCAACACGGGAACAGGATCCCGGCTCAAAAACCACAACATCACCTTGTGGCGGGCTTGGTACAAAAGGGAGCACGGCGGGGCGGTCAATGGTGTTAAGGGTGTAGCTTACGCCCTCGGTCCATCCTTTTCCATTGCATCCTGCGGTGTCGGCTCTGTCGATACAGTTACCTTGTATGCAATAAGCCCCCCCCCGTTGAGCCTGCTGTATTAAAGCAAGTTTCAATATTTCCGGGAGCTGCTTGCCCCTCTTTTCCGCACGGTTTAATATACCCAGGCACGCCTTGGCGCTCAAAGAGTATTTCGGGTGCGGTGAGGCCTCCAAAATCTGCGACAAGTGCGATGCGTTTTCGTCTTTGGGGCACACCCCAAAACTGTGCATCAAATACTCGCCACGCAATGCTCCATTGTCCTCCCACATCGGTAAGGCATCCGGCTGGAGGCCATCCGTTTTTAGGGATAGGAACAGCGGGGGCTTGTTCGCAGGCCACTTTTGCGGTTTCTTGGAGCACGATGCTGAAATCGGCTCCTTTGTTGGAGCTGAAAGCTCCGGGCACATTTTCCCACACCATATACCTTGGGCGGGTGTCTTTTCCTGTTCTGCCTCGTTCAAGGTCAGCCCTCCTCATTTCTTTTATTATCCGTAATTGCTCCATAAAGAGCCCGGACCGTTCACCGGCAAGCCCTGCCTGCTTGCCCGCAACAGAGAGATCCTGGCACGGGCTGCCGCCAATAACCACATTGACGGGCTCAACAAGGCTGCCGTTTATCTTTGTTATATCGCCGTAGTGTTTCATTGCTTTGCCTCCTCTATGGGACCGTAAAGCATCCTGTCAATAATGCGTACCGCCTCCATAAATGAAATTTTGGCGCAGGTTTCCATATTACGCACATCCTCAACCCAAGTGCCGCCATAACGGAGCCGTGGGTTTTTCTCGGCAAGGTATAACACGGCTTTCATTGCTGTTTTTTCTTGCTCGGTCATTACTCTGCACCTCCATACAAGCTAAGGCCAAATTGTTGGTTAAAGTGCTTTTCAAGCGCTTTCTTTATTTCTGCCGCCGGATCGTTCAGTACAAGGGCATTGGTACTAACGGCATTTTTCAAAGCGTTTTGTACTGCACTTGGCTGCAATGCTGGCCCCTCTGCCTCATCATCCGGCAGCTTTACATCTTTATCAATGTAAAAGCAGTATTGCAGTTCAAGTTGTGCGCCGGCGCTTAAACGATACCCCGGCAGGAAAGCAACCACATCTGCGGTGTCAATCATTGCAAAGCAAATACGCATATAGTCTGCTTTTTGCATACCCTGCGGCATCCAGGAGGGGTTAAGCACGGTGTAACCCTTTTTTTTGTACGCCTCTGCGGCGGCATTAAACTTTGCTTTATAATCGGGATCGCCGGTAATTTTTCCGGCTATGTATATTTTAGTTTTCATCGGGCACCTCCGGCATCTTTGCACCGCACTCCTCACAATACTTACGGCGGGGCTTTTCCCAGGAGCCCTCTGTGTTGATAACATAACCACAATGCGTACAACACCACTCATCGCCACCGAGGTGTGCCCATTCTGCTTGTGCAACCTCTGCCACATTTTCTGCGGGAAAGTCAGCAACAAGTTGTTTTAATGCGGTACGCTCGCTGAATTGTGCATAGTATCTTTCGTAACAAGGTGAGGTGCTGGGGGTATCTAAATAGCGTTGCCTTGCCAAGCCCTCAAGTTCGGCAAGTTTGCCGTAAAGTTTTGATTTATCAATGTACTCACTCATATTTGTTTACCTCGTTTCCCCAGACATCCCAGCCCGGTGTTGTATTCCTTGCAAAAAGCTCTATGTAAGAGTGATCCCCCCCC